ACGATGCACTGCGAGTACGAGATGGGTGTGACCCGCAACCTCGACCCGTGTGCGTTCCGGGACAAGGACGTTTGGTTTCGTGGCATCGCAGACTTGCTCATCATCAACGGAGACAAGGCCCGCATCGTGGACTGGAAGACCAGCAAGAACAGCCGGTACGCAGACAAGAAGCAGCTGGAGCTTCTGTCCCTGCTGGTGTTCAAGCACTTCCCCGAAGTGACGAAAGTTCAGGCTGGCCTTGTGTTCCTAGTCGCCGACGATCTGGTGCCCGCCAAGTTTGCGCGTGAAGCCGAGCAGGAAGCATGGCAGCACTGGCTAGGTGAGACGCAGCGCCTCGATAGCGCGTTCAAAGCTGACGTATGGAATCCCAAACCAAACTTCACCTGCCGAGGCTGGTGCCCGGTGGAAGACTGCGAACACAACCAAAGGAAATGACATGCCTTACGTGAACAAGCCCCGCCCCTACAAAAAAGAGTACGAGCAGTACGACGGCACCGAGAAGGTCAAAAAGAAACGCGCCGAGCGCAACAAAGCACGACGCATCATGGAGGACGCTGGCCTTGTCCACAAGGGGGATGGCAAAGATGTCGACCACCGCAAGCCTCTCAGCAAGGGGGGCCGCACCACCCGCAGCAACCTGCGTGTCAAAACTGCAAGCGACAACCGCTCATACCCCCGGACAGCAAAGCACGGCGTCAAGTGAATGGAAATAATTGATAACAAAGTTCTGCTGGTGCGCACCCGTGACCCGGGGCGCATCACTACGGCGATCAAGAAGAGCGCTGAGGTAGATCAGCAAGGAGACATCACAGCGGTTGCTGTGCACTGGGGGCTGCAAGAAGCGCAGGCGCTGCGCACCCTCGGCATGAAGAAGGTGCCATCCCCCATCGACCGCGATTACGAATGGCCCGGTGTCTATCCCCCCATGTCGCACCAGAGGGAGACCGCTGCGTTCCTGACTCTGCACCCGAGAGCGTTCTGCTTTAACGAGCAGGGCACCGGCAAGACTGCTGCGTCTATCTGGGCGGCAGACTACCTGATGGCAATCGGTGCGATCCGGCGCGTGCTGGTCATCTGCCCTCTGTCTATCATGCAATCCGCATGGCAGGCCGACTTGTTCAAGTGCGCAGTGCACCGCACGGTGGATGTCGCGTACGGCAAGCGAGAGAAGCGCAAGGCAATCGTCAGTGGGCCAGCCGAGTTTGTCGTCATCAACTTTGACGGCATCGCGATTGTCGAAGACGAGATCAAGAACGGCGGCTTTGACCTTGTAATCATCGACGAGGCGAACGCATACAAGAACTCCCGCACCGAGCGCTTCAAAGTCATGCGTCGGATCATCACCAATAAAACGTGGTTATGGATGATGACGGGAACACCCGCCGCGCAGTCCCCGCTGGATGCGTATGGCCTTGCCAAACTGTGCGTCCCCAACAGCGCCCCGCAGTTGTTCACCGACTTCCGGGACATGGTGATGTACCAGCTCACCCGCTTCAAGTGGATACCCAAGCCCGGGTCCGAGCAGACCGTGCACTCAGTGCTGCAGCCTGCTATTCGCTTTGAGAAGAAGGACTGCTTGGACTTGCCGGACATGACCTACGTCTCCCGGTTTGCGCCTCTGTCAGCGCAGCAGACCAAGTACTACAAGCAGCTCAAAAAGGAGATGCTGATCTCTGCCGCAGGCGAAGACATCTCGGCGGTAAACGCCGCTGCCAACCTGAACAAGCTGCTGCAGATTTCTTGTGGCGCTGTCTACACCGATACCAAGAGTGTGATTGAGTTTGACGTGTCCGATCGTCTCAACGCAGTGCTAGAGGTGATCAACGAAGCCTCGCACAAGGTGCTTGTGTTCGTACCGTTCACGCATTCTTTGATGCTAATTAAAGAGTTCCTAGACAAGAACAGCATTACAAACGACATCATTAACGGTGATGTGAACGTCACCAAACGCACAGAAATCTTCAAGCGCTTTCAGGAAGAAGACGCCCCGCAGGTGTTGTTGATCCAGCCGCAAGCCGCTGCCCACGGAGTTACCCTAACCGCTGCGAACGTCGTTGTCTGGTACGCTCCTGTGACCTCCAGCGAGACCTACTTGCAAGCAAACGCCCGCGCACACCGACAGGGGCAAAAGAACCCTGTGACTGTGGTGCACATCGAGGGCAGCCCCGTGGAGACCAAGCTGTACGCCGCACTGCAGACCAAGCTGGACTTCCACGAGCGCATCATCGACCTGTACAAAAAAGAAATTGACGAAGCCCCTTGACAAAGTAAAGAAGGAGGGTACAATAAGCGAAACCACAACAACGGAGAACAGCAAATGCAAGACGCACCGATTGAAAAAATCGTGCAAGCGTACATAAAAATACGCGACACCAAGGAGCGCCTGTACCAAGAGTACAAGCAGAAAGAAGATGAGCTGCAGGGGCAGATGGACGTGCTCAAGCACAAGCTCATCGAAGTCTCCAAAGAAACTGGAGCTACCAGTTTCTCCACTCCGCACGGGATTGCGTACCGAACAGTCAAGAACCGTTACTGGACGAACGACTGGGAAAGTTTTTACGCAATGGTGCAGGAGCACAACGCGATGGGGCTGCTGGAGAAGCGCATCCATCAAACCAACATGAAGGAATTCTTGGAGCAAAACCCAGACCTTCATCCACCCGGTCTCAACATCGATAGCGAGTACGAGATCACCATTCAGAGACGCCGCACTAAGTAAGGAGAACCCATGAGCAACGACCTCACCATCCTCAACCAAGCCCCCGACTACCTCAAGGAAGTTGGTATCGACAACATGACCAAGGCCCTTGCGGGCAACACTGCGGTCAAGCGTATCTCTATCCGGGGTGGCGTCTTCCGCATGATGGTCAACGGCGAAGAGATCGCCAAGAACGAGAACCGCGCGATGAACGTTGTGATCGTTCACGGCAACCCGCATGTCTCGCGTCAGTTCTATGCTGGCAAGTACGTTGCTGGCGAGACCACGTCGCCTGACTGCTGGAGCAACGACGGCGATAAGCCCGATGCGAGCATCGAGTACCCGCAGGCCAAGACTTGCGAGGGCTGCCCACAGAACATCAAGGGTTCCGGTCAGGGCGACTCCCGCGCTTGCCGCTATCAGCAACGCCTTGCCGTTTTGCTGGCCGACGATATCGCCGGTGATGTGTTCCAGCTTCTGCTGCCCGCGCAGTCTATCTTTGGCCGTGGCGACGTGGACAAGATGCCCTTCCAGCAGTACGCCAAGTACGTCGGCTCTATGGGCCGCAGCCTCGGTACGCTGATTACTGAGATGCGCATGGACAGCGACAGCGCCACCCCAAAGCTGACCTTCAAGCCCGTTGGCTACCTCACCCGTGAGCAGTGGCTGGTTGCTAAAGAGAAAGCCGACTCCCCCGCAGCCAAAGCAGCTGTCACGCAGACCGCTGCACAAACCGACGGCGGCAAACAGCCCGCGATCAAGGCCGCCCCCAAAGCTGCCGCACCCGCTGCTGAAGTTGTCGATGTGCCCGAGCCTACCAAGCGCGCCAGCAAAAAAGCCGCTGAACCTACGCCCAAGAAGGACTTCGTGGATGTCCTGAATACTTGGTCTACCGACGACGAGTGATGAGCCTCGGCTACTCATTCAATCTAGTCAATGCTAACAAAGAGGCAGATGGCAGGCATCCCGGCGTAAAGCTGGGGAGGCATTGCATAGCAAAAGACATCTCTGTACGTAGGGCCGCCGAGTACTTCGGCGTCAGCCGGATGACCATCTACAAGTGGTTTGTCGGCGAGTGGTATCCACGCAATGCTCACGCGCTACGTATCAAAGAAGTCCTCCAGTCCGACGTTAGCTTGTAGGTCTAGCACTGCGGGGCCGCCGCGCCCCCGGTGCTAATTTTTTCAGTGGCAGAGGCGCGGCTATGACAAGAACAGAATTGCTGTCGGCAGTGCTGTCCCCGGACGGATGGTATTGTGTCGTCGGTCTCAAGAAGACCGGCCCCCCTAAGCAAGTGTTTGTGCAGGGGCTGGACGAAGTAAATGGGGTTGTGGATGAATTGCTTGCGAAAGAGTACGACGTGTACTTCGCATGCGCAAAATACGAGACCGACAAAGCGCGGTCCACGGATAACGTCAAGGTAGTTAAAGCGTTCTGGTTGGACGTTGATTGCGGGCAGGGCAAACCGTACGCCACGCAAAACGAAGGGCTGGTGGCGCTCAAAGAGTTCTGCGGTGCAGTCGGCTTGCCCAAGCCGTGGATTGTGAATTCCGGGCGCGGTCTGCATGTGTACTGGCCGTTAACGGCAGATATCACTCGGCAGCAGTGGAAGCCTGTGGCTGAACGCCTCAAGTCGCTGTGCGTCGAGCATCAGTTTGAAGCCGACCCCGCCAGAACATCCGATGCCGCGTCCATCCTGCGGATGCCGCAGACGTTCAACTACAAGGCAGAACCGCCGCTTGACGTAGCTGTCATGGCGATGGGCAAGCCCATCGAGTTTGAGGCGCTGAAACAAAAACTTGGCGTCATGGACGACGCGCCGGAGTACCTGCCTTCGTACGCCGACGATATGACTCGGGCGCTGATGGGCAACA